TAGCATCTGGGCATGTTTTCTTTAAAAGACTCCATGCATGTGCCCAAGATAAATAAGTAAACTTTCCTTTTTTCTCAGAATACTTACTAACATCTTGCTTGTAGAGTTTCATGAATGTGCTTTGTGTTGTTTTGTTCATATTCACTCCTATTTTGGAGGATTGCACACACCTCTGAATTGACAGTATTTACATTGCCAGTCTTGTACTGGTGATACTCCAATTCTAAAAGGCGGTAATCCTTGTTCATGTTCTTCTTTTACGTTAGTCCAGAATAGATAAGCACGTGAAACGTATGTCAACGGAACTGTCACACATCTCATACTGGAATTGTTTTTATTGTAGTAATACAAATACATTCCATCTAACCTACCCATCTTTTCTTGAATAGCATATCCATATGTCCCTAGTTGTAATTCATAGTGAATGGAAGGATTAAAAGTTTTTTTCCTACCAAACTTCATCTTCCAAGACCAATCATTACAAGTTTTTATGTCAAATAGATACACCTCCTTGTCTTTCTTCTCAGCTACGATATCATAAAAGCCTCGAACGTTTAATTCTTCTATGAGTATCTCTCCTTCTGTGTGAAAAACAAAACTTTCTTTTTCTTTATTTTCTTTTTCTTTATCTCTATTATATATATCTCTATTATATATCTCTAGAGAGTGTTGTATATCATTGTGTACAACGTTTCCAAGTCTAAGCAATCTTTTTGTTCCATCATCCATATCTTCAGTTGCCTGTGCTTGAACTACAGATTCAAAATATAATTTCCTAGAACAAGAACCCGCACCACTAGCATGATAGAAATGTTCTCTATTCTCGTATCTTTCTATGTAGTTTTCTTCTTGTTTTTTATCTAGGTAGTTGTTGTAGATAGCCTCTATGTCAACTGGACTATTTTGATTCACTTATTTCTCCGTTTCCATATTTTTTAATCAAATGCCTTAACCACTCAGAGCCAGAACCCCAGCCATTCATAAGTGCATTGCCTCTAAACTTTTTCCAAGATTTATCGTCAACGTTTGTTATGCATATTGTTTTTTTATCACTCATATTTCCCCCTTTGGTAATATAGTTAATATATTAATGATAGATTGTTACTATCAACATATATTTATTATTTTTTATTAGCCCTTCTGTGTCTCATTCTTTTCTCATCTATTTTATCTTTTATTGTAATTATGATTTCTACTACACACATTACAAAAACTCCAGCTGATGCAATCACAAGCATTAACATTAATATTGCTTCAATCATTCTTCTTCCTCTATTTCATATATTAATTTATCTACTCTGGCACACCAGCGACTCATTCTGCTTCTGTCTACCATACTATCTCCACTTAAATCAGAAAATATTTCTTTTGCTTTTCTAAGCAAGTCAAAACATTCTTCGATATCTCTAATTCCTCTTGCCATTTTTTAATTCCTTGATTTCTTCTTTTAACACTTCTATTTGCTCCATGAGTAAACTTATCTCACGTAAGTAAACAGACATACTACTCCTATCATCTTCTTCAATCATGAGCTTAACTATCTTATCCATTTTCTCTCCTTATTTTTTTAAATAATTCTTTCATGAACTTTTTATCATCATTGATTCTAACTTTGGGCAATGCCCTAAGTAATTTAACCAATTTCCTTGTGCTTTTCAACATTCCTATTTTTCCTCCTTGTAATCTGTTGTATATAAATTACCATTAAACATAAAAACGTGTCCAGCACCATGCAGCTTTCTCATTTGAGCAAATGTTTGTTTAAAATACTTTTTCTCAAATTCTTGTGATGCATATTGTTTTGTGTTTGTTTTAGGTTTACTTTTTCTTTGTTCTATCTTTTTATCTTTTGGTTTGATATCTGCTGGTTTTGATGCCATATTTGATGTTATTAGGCATAACCATATTATCATTGCCCCTAAGATTCCGTATATTCCTTTAATCATTTTACCTACCCCCTTATTATGTCTGCTATTACTACTACTGCTAATATTATCATCAACCATTCCATTCTACTTACTCCTTATGTTTGTTATTAAATTTTAAGGGAGTGTCAAAAAAGGTGAAAGGACTCCAGAATAGCACCTCGATTGCGGTCACCCTAACAATTCTCCACTCCCTCATCGTTATCTCCTCGCTTTTTCTAGCACTTTCTGTATTTTGTTAAATACCACTTTATACTCTCTATTTGTGTAGCATTCAACAACTATCGGTTTCCAGCCAGTACTATCGCTAACGTTGTTATGCATATAAAACTCAAAAACTCCTCCTTTCTCATAGTTTTTTGACTTTACAGCAATAACCTCCTCCATCTTGACGTATGTCATTTCTTTGTTAAATGTATTTGTATCATCTGTTGCTTGTACAAACAACAAACCTATCGTTGTTATTATTATTTTCATTTCACTCATAGCTCTAACTCCTTTAATTGTTCATCTATATCGTGCTTATCTTCATCTGGAATATATATCCAGTATTTCATTAATATATCATACAGCAAATCTCTAGCTGATTGATATTTGTGTAATAACTCATCTCTACTATCCATTAGGTATCTCCTTCCTCTCTAGTTTATATGTAGGCATATCCTCGTATTTATGCACTTTTCCGTGCCTATCACAACTCCATACTATTCTATTCTTAGGGCAGAAAAACAGCATATCCTTTTCTCCCCATTGTCTATGCATATTCTTGTTCATTTTTCCTCCTTTTCTAAATATCTATCTAATGAATCAATCATAATATCCTTTTGACAACAATCGTCATTTTGTTCTTTTATAAACCATTTTATAAAACCTTCTATAATTTTATAATCTTTCATTTTTCCTCCTTTTCTTCAAATAATTTTTCATAGCAATGAACACATAGCCAAGTATAATATAGGTCGCAAAAACTCTCCTTGTAATCCGTATCAAAGTGTGTCTCGCATTCATCACATCTAACAATACTCATTTCTTTCCCCTTGTTTCCCAAAATATATAAAACACACACATTCCAAAACAAAACAATAAAAGTGCTAGTGTTATATTTATGCTCATTTCTGGTGTAATTGTTACCATATCTCAAACCCTCCAGATTCAATACAGAAATGTGCAAAATCCTCAACATTCATTGTATCAAATGGATAGAAGGTTGTCGCATCATTCTTATCTGCTTTCTTTCTTTGTTCCATTGTCTTTTTGTATGCAATTTCGTGTTCAATTGCTACTCCCGTACCAATCAGTTCCATCAGCTTTTTACCTAGCTTTTCAGCATCTTCAGCATTTAATCCAGCACCATCATTATAATGTCCAGATTGGTGCAAATCTTCTGAAATTATACCATCAGTAAAGTTATAACAGAAATCCCACAAAGGTCGCCAATTCCAAGCACTATTCCTAAAATAAACACCTGGATTTGCTCTATCAAACTCATCCTTTTCTTTCCAATATTTATCATTCAGTTCATTGTCTTTAGCTAGTATTTCTATTCTTTCACTAGGCTTTATTTTATTCATCTTTTCCAATGTTGGAAAATCATCATATGTTTTATTTTCTTTTGGATTTAATCCGTGTATATCCATTCCCATTATTCTTCCTCCTCATGTATTTCGTGTGAAAATGTATTTTCTTGCATCCAATCTGCCCAACATTCTCCTTCTCCACATAATATATTTTCTTCACTATATTGACAAGCATAATAATTTGCCCAATATTCGTTTCCTTCTATTTCTTGATGACATTGACTACATTTTTTCATTTCTTTTTCCTTTTCTTTTATTTGTTTAGTATGCCTCCATAAAGAAGGCATTTCATCTATTGAAGAATCATCAGCTAAACTAGTTCAGATATTTCCTTTTCGTATGCTTTGTTTATTTCACTCCTTGTTTTTTTACCTACATTTATTTCTTTATTTGTATCAATTAGTTTTAATAGGATTAATTCTAATTCCCATTTACTAAGTTGTTCTATTTTCTTTTCTATTCCCATTCTCATTTCTTTCTCCTTTTCTTTTTAGAATTGTGTTGTTAATAATTTGATTACTTTTCTGTCTTGCCTTTTCTTTAAGGCCTTTACTATTTCTTCGTTTTCTAGTGCTATATCTGGATTAATTCCAGCGTGTGAACATAGTATCATAAAATTCATTCTTCTCATCTTATGCCTCCTCTTGTAATTTGTTTAAATGTTCATACAGTCCTTCAATTAAATCTTCGTAAATATTGGTTTGAACGTGTTTATATGGTTCGGAACCATCGCCCATATCAATCTCTGGTTTATTGGTTAATAGGTGGGTGTTCATAGCACAATATTGTGCAATATCATAATAATAAATTGGTATATTACTATCGGCTACTTCGTGGATTGTGTCGTGCATATCATCACAATTAATATCTAGTTCTTCGTGTTTTATTATATCTTCTAATTCTTCACAAGCTGAAGCAATTAAATCTTCAATAAAATACTTGTTCTTTTCTTTTCTATATTCTTCTATTGTTTCCTTTAGTTTTTTGTTTTCATTCTCTAAGGCTTGTATTTTATCCATTTTATTCTCCTTTTGGTTGGTGGGTGTAATTGTCTAATTTATCTTGTTCTTTTCTTTCAAATACATAATGTGAATTGGCTAGAGTGTTGTGTAGGACGTTAATTGATACCAGTACATATAAACAACTGATTCAAGAACTTTACCCACTACCTTCACAAGAAGAGATAGACAATGCTAAAAGTGAGTTGTCTGATGTAAGACTCAACTGGTTCACAGAGTTTTCTGAAAATTTTCTAAACTTCAATGCTTGTAGTTGGAAAGAGATAGATGAAGATACGAAAGCACCATCTATGGGTACAAAGAAATTTCCTATTGCAGATGCTATAAAGAAAGAACTTGA